CCGGCAACAACGGCGCCGGTGGCGCGGCCGGTCCCCGGGGCAACGCCGGCAACTCGGGCACACCAGGAAACGCCGGCAACCCCGGCAACAACGGTGCTGGCGGTGCTGGTGGTAACCGTGGCAACCCCGGCAATGCCGGCAATGCCGGTACTCCGGGTAACTTTGGAGGTACTGGTCCCGGCGGCAACGGCGGACCAGGCGGAAGCGCAAACGCAGGTCCGGGAACCGCACCAGGCGGTGCCGGAAGCGCAAGGGCGAATTTCCAGGGAGGTGGCTCCCCCGGCAATTTCGGCAATTCCGGCTTTGGTGCCGGCGCAGGAGGTCCGGGATCGGGAGGTAGCTCCGGTGCCAATGGCAATCCCGGCAATGCCGGCAGCAATGGCTCCGGTGCCAACCCCGGAAGCCCGGGATCAGCGGGCACGCCTGGCGCGGCAGGAAACACCGGTGCGGCAGGTAACGCAGGTACCGGGGCCACGAGTGGCAATCCCGGCACGCCTGGCAGTGCTGGCGCGGCAGGAAATCCCGGATCGGCCGGTTCCGCAGGTACCGGGGCCACGAGTGGCAATCCCGGCACGCCTGGCAGTGCCGGCGCCGCGGGCAATACCGGCAACCCCGGAAATGCTGGCGATGCCGGCAACCCCGGAAATGCTGGCAATGCCGGCAATGCCGGTGGAGCAGGTGGTGCTGGTGCCAGTGGTTCCACCAGCACAGTGGCGATCAAGATACCGTTCCGTGTACCAATTCCGTATGAGATCGGAACAGGCTCAGTCAGCGGAGATATAGCAGTCAATTGGAACAGACAATAATCAAGAGGAGATAGATATGAGAGTAGCTGGAGCCGCACAAATGGATTTTCCCGAATACGAATTCACGTTTACCATCACCAAGATGTTATTTGAATCCGGGCAACTAGAAGTGATATATAAACCAGTCGATGAGAGATTCACGAATTTCACGCTGGCCATACCCATACCATCGGATTTTGACCCCAGCAATCCACGGGCATCAGTGGAACTCTGGGCCCCACATGAAAGATGGTGGGCACAAGAAATAATACTGGCCAACGAACAATCCCTGCTGGGAGATCACTCATAGATGGGGATATACAACTTTGCTCCCAAAGGTTGTTATCATCAGAATCACCCCTTCGTGACTTGGGAAAATGGATTCTCCAGCCAAGAGATCGACAAGATAGTAGAGATATGTGAAAAGTTATCCATGACCACTGCGGTGGTTGGATTCGGCGACGATGGCGTGGTCAATGACTCTGTGAGATCATCCAAGGTGTCATGGCTAGGCATCACAGAAGAATCCAACTGGATCTACGATCGCATGGGTTACATCGCTAGATCACTGAACGCGCAATTTTATGATTTTGATCTATCAGGTTTCGTGGAGGACATGCAGTTTACCACTTACTACGCCGATGAAAAAGGACACTACACCTGGCACAACGACATGGCTTCAGGCGATGGCGATTCGATAGCACCTAGGAAATTTTCCATGGTGTTGCAACTGTCAGATCCTGCGGCATACGAGGGCGGGGAGCTACAGACATTCACGGCACTGGAGCCCTGTACCGTGACCAAATCTCGGGGGCTCGTGGCAGCCTTTCCTTCTTGGACGCTGCATCGCGTGACCCCGATCACCAGTGGCGTGAGGAAATCCTTGGTGGTCTGGGTTGCTGGCAAACAATTTAGATAGAATCATGAAAAATATAGAACACGACAACTTTGTTGGTATCTATGATGGATTTTTTTCTCCGATATTCTGCAACAATCTCATCAAGTATCATGAATGGTGTTCGGGCAACAACAAGACCTGGGAGCGCACTGAACAAGAATGCATCAAGAAAGATGAATCTGTTTGCCTTAATCCCGTGTTTGCCAACGAGATTGATTACTCATCCAGTCATGTCACGGGATTCTTAGAAGAATTTAATTCGGTTTTCTGGGATCAGTGCTACAAAAACTATGCCGATACCTACAGCATCCTGCACAACTACGACAATCATACTGTCTTCAGTTACAAGCTACAAAAAACCCTGCCTGCGGGAGGATATCATATCTGGCACTGCGAAGGCGGCGAAAAAGTACACTGCAGGAGAGTGGGCGTATATCTCCTGTATCTGAATGATGTCGAGGAAGGTGGGGAGACAGAATTCCTCTATCTATCTAAGCGTGTGGCACCAAAACAAGGAAGATTGATCATATTTCCTCCCAATTTTCCATGGTCCCATCGTGGCAATCCGCCGCTGTCGGGCGTGAAATACATACTGACTGGATGGACTGAGTTCTCCTAAGTTCTCAGAGCACTCATCGGTGCTATAACATCAAAAGGACATGCCATGATTGAACCCAGGTACCGCAAAGACTACACCGGTGAGTTCGTGATCATCAACACCGACATACGGCTGGGTATCAAATAACAACGCCGTGAATGGATCGACAACCCCATAGTCAATCAGCAGATATCCGGGCGCGCAGCAGTAATCGTGTCAGACATAAATCGCAACAGATTTGATTACAAGCATCTCGAACGCCACCGTGGTGGACTGCATGGCAGCTTGAAATTACAGACATATGGTGTTGGTAATATCTGGAAACATCTGCGACTAGATTTCTACTGCTCGACTGATAGGCCAACTATAACTAGTCTGTCAGAATCAGACTATCCCGAAAATACCACGATCTACACCAGTACCAGATTTTGTCTCATGTTCCCAGAAAAGTTCTACACGGTACCGTATCAGCCCTATATCGACGACATAGCTATCGCGCTGTATCTGGCTGCATTTGATGGGCACCAAGAGATCTATGTACTGGGATTGACCCGGCAGACCCATTCGTCTCGAAAGACCTGGCTAGATGATGTGGTTGAGGTCATCAGATCCTATCACACCCACCAGTTTTATATCCTGGGAGTAAAAAGCAATGTTCCTGGAGTATTACTGGATCACGCCAATGTAGAAACCATGGATTATCGAGATTTTGTCAAACGATGCGATATCTAGATATCTAGATCTGTCGTAACAACGATACCTTGTGCGCGATCTCGTCCAGGTTCACCATGTTCCATAAGCCGGGATGCATGGGCCTGGGCCACACACCCGCGGCGATCCAGGCATAACCCAGATGCTCGTGGTTGAGCCGGGGCTGGAACTCCTGCGACAGCGAGCAAAAAAACGTGTGATAGCAGAACTCTTGGCTGGCAGTGGTGAACTTTTCTATGGGTGCCAGCTGCTGGAACTGGGGTATCATGCCCAGCTCTTCCCGGCATTCTCTCTGGATGGCCTCTAGGAGATTCTCTCCGTCATCGATCTTGCCGCCGGGCAAGGCCCAGCAGTGGGGATGCCGGGCGTCTCGGCGCATGAGATAGAGATTGCGCTGCGTGTCTCGGGCATAGAACCACACGCCCACGGCCTGGATCATATCACGATGCTCCATTCGCCCCCGGGATAGAGGCCCTGGTAGCTCTTGACCCACTCTGAGCCGGTCCAGCGGTACTGCAAGCCCGTGGTGATGTTGGTGACGTACTGCGTGGTATCAGTGTTCTGGCCGTCAAACGCCACTTGCCACTCAGTGCCATCAAATTCTATGATGTCATTGGCGCGGGCCACCACTGTGCCCCAGGCCTGCGCTGGCATGATGTTAGAATAGCTACCGATGTCCGCCAGGATCAGGTATCTCTGTCCCGCTGCGGCCGGGGGTAGTCCCGCGCCAGGACCCGACGCCTGGGGATTGATCACGGCCGTGATGGGCGACAGGGTGTTCTGTGGCAGAGTGTCGGCGTCGAAATCCACCAGCAGGAACCGGGCGTCCGCGGGATCTACCACCACGGTGCCTATGATGTCGCGACCGGGATCGGTAGGGGGCGTGAGCCGCAGCTGGGTGATGCCGGGACGATACTGGCCATACAGTCCCAGCACCGCGGGCCATAGCTGGTTGCTCATCGAGATCTGGGGTGGTTCCGTGCCGTCACCGGCATCGACCACGGCGTCTCTGGCCAGCACCTGCGCGCGATCGCCGATCAGCAGCACCTGATATCCGTATGGGGTGATCTTCTGGCGCGTGCCCAGCAAGAGATCGTTGTTGGTGATGGCCTCGTTGGCATCACCGGCGCTGTCATACATGGATGCTATGATGCGTTCCACCACGCCCAGTTTCTTGACCTTGGCGGGCGAAGAGATCCAGATGGGCACCGTGAATCTCATGGTCAAAATCTCCAGGGGATCATCGGTGCCCTGTGGTATGGATCTCGAAGTCCAGGTGTTCTGTTCCAGCTCCACCACGCTGAGGCTGGTCCAGTCCAGATAGTTGTCGGTGCTCTGTATCTCCAGCGCGGGATTGAACAGCGTGGCCACCTGCTCGAACAACTGCAGTTTCTGATTGGTGTTGCTAGTCCAGAAATCGCAGTTGATGGTCATCTTGTAAGGCACTGGCATCAGGCGCTCGATGGTGAACGCGTTGCCCTGCGTGGTATCATAGGTGTCAGTGTCGGGGTCATATCTGCGCTGCCTGACCTGTGTGCGGCTCACGAAATAAGGCTCTTGCACCCTGGGCCGATCATAATCCATGCCCGCGATGTAAAACGTTATCAAGGGAGCGGATGGCATGGTGCTGGCCGAATTGTTCTGCACCACGGTCTGCGCTTGCCGGCTCCAGTCTCCGTAGCGTACCGGTACGCGCACCAAGGTCTCGTTCTCGGATCCCTGCGCCCCGTACATGACCTGGAAGTTGCTCATGATACGCGTGAACTGCAGGAGGAAACGCCGTATCTGGTTGTCGTAAAAAAATGTCTGTGCCATGTGATCTCAGCTGGATGGTTGCCCGGGCTGCGTGGGTGGATATGGATTGGCGGGCCGGTCGCCACCGTCGTTGCCGTTGTCCGCGCGCGGACGCAGCAGCTCGCTCAGGCTCTGGCGGCTGGGTATGTTGCCCTGGTCCGTGGTGGGCACGGTGCGGGCATTGTTGACGAAGCCGGATCTCAGGGTGTCGTTGGCGGGGCCGTTGGAGAGATCGGTGCGCACGTTTTCCTCGATCTTGAGCCAGCGTCGTCCGTCATAACGGAACAGCCGGTTGGGGAAGTAATCCAGCCGCAAGCAGTACTGCCCCACCTGCGCGTTCGCGGGGAAACTTATGCCCGGCGTCACCGGCAACCCGTTGGGCGCCAGGCCATCACCGGTGAGGTAGCCCATGGTGTAACCGTTGCCACGCGGGGTCTGGCCAGCCGCTGACACCAGCACGCCATCCGCATCCACGGTGGGCAGCAGCTGATCGATGGTGACGCTGTTGGGATCGGCGGGCGTGCCATCGGGATTGGTAGGCCATATGTAGAATCTCACGGTGTCGTACCCGCTGAGTGGTACGTCCAATTCGGCCGCCGCCAAGATGGCATCATTGATCGCGAGATCCCGGGGCCGCGTGGTGTCTTGGCTTATCACCGTGGGCGGCGCCGTGGGCAACCAGTAATCGGTGTCCTCGATGTCAGTGCCGGGCGGCACGTCTTGCAGGGCGGTGTAGTATTGATCTCCGGAATTCACTATGCTGCCCGTGGGCCATAGCTCGCCGGGATCCCAGATGTTTTCTGTTACCAAGGGACGCTCCAAGATCTGCCGGTATTCTTGCGAGTTCACCAAGGGAGTGGCTTTCACGCGCCAGAGGTGCGGTTGCCAGGTCTGCGAGAACCCTTCGGCGGCGAAGTTGGTGTCTTGGATCACATAGTATCGGGGCAGAGCGGTGGTGATGGCGGTATCTAGCGGATTGAGATCGCGCAGATTGGGCACTTCTATCACGTCACCAGACATCAGCTTGCGGCCCACGGTGTCGATCATGTCGTTGTAATGGAACGTGATGAACACAGTGTCATTGTTGAGGAACAGGCCAAATTGCGTGAGATTGAAATCGATGTCCTGCACGTTGTACACACCGCGCATGCGGTATATGTCGGGATCATAGGCCCGGTCACGGTTCTCGCCCAAGAACACATCTTGCACGAACAAGGGATTCTGCTGGGTGAAATTGGGCTGCGTGGGATCAAAGTTGCCAGAATCCACGGGATTACCGGAGTTGGTCTGGGGGCCCAGATATTTGTGGATGTAGAGATCCAGGCCGCCAACTGTGTACATTTCGGAGATAGTACGGTCTAAGAAACTATAATCATTGGTTCGGTTAGGACGATAAAGACTGAGTCTGGGCATGATCCAGTATTTAGTTGACCACGAACTGGCATCGTGCTACAATACTGCTTCGCAATCTGGAGACGATGATGGTCAAGACCCGAGCTGCCACACCCAAACCCCTCAAACCCATGAACCCGCGCACACCGGACGTCAAGTACACCGGTCCAGAACCCGAATGGTCTGTCCAGCCCACACCAGAAACACGCAACAGCGCACTGATTGGTGGTTTCAGCTGGTACAATTATCACTACGGCAAGCGAGATGCCCGAGAATTACTGACAGAATGGTTGGCGTGGCGTGGAGACGCTGCGCTGAGTCGAGCATTCAGCAAATGCGGAGAGCACTTGAGCATGCTCACAGCGGCCTGGCTGGCCCGCATGCACATGAAGGGCCTGGACCTCAACGAACGAGAACTCGAACACATCACCGCGACCATAACACAGCATGTGCAAGCACACGAATCGATAAAGACCGTGGTGGAACGGGCCGTGGAAGAAGTGCGGCGGCCCACGATCCAGGATAGACTGCGTGACATCATGCTCACGGCCTCTGCTGACCTCGAACACCAGTATGATGATCTCATCAGGGCCGGTGTCCGGCTCACCGCTGACTACCGACCCATGGCCGTGCTGCGCGGACACAACGTGGCTCCGCCCTTGGTGCGCGATGTCAAAGAAGCCTGGCAATCGCGCCGTGACCAGCTGAATGCGGTCATAGCTGGCACAGATGCACAGCTGGTGGAGGGATATGGTAACTTTTCCCGCACACAGCTCAAGACCCTACTCAAGTACGTGGATCTTGTACTGGCAGACTGCGACAGCTATGTGCAGGTCAAGAAGACCGAGCGAGCGCCACGCCGGAAAAAACCCGTGAGCCCCGAACGACTCACCCAGAGATTCTCTTATCTTAAAGAATTCGCTGAACTCAAACTCAAGAGCGAACCAGTGACCAGATTGGTCAATGCCACCGAAGCCTGGTTGTATGACACCAAGAAACGCAAGCTCATACACGTCATGGCGGACTCGCACGTGGGATCATTCACAGTGAAAGGCACAGCCATCAT